AAACTGATCGGGTCGATCCCTGTCTCCACAGAAACTGCTGCTATTGAATATGTCAGGCTGTCTCTGTGGATTCGGAATTTGGGTCTGTGTCCAGGGATACCGCTTCTAATGTATCCAAGAAATCAGGTCCGAAGGGTTTCACAACCTTGCCGTTTGCTCGAAGTGCGAGCCATCCTAAATAATAGATGTGCTCTAGTTTCTGCTCTTCGCCGATAAGTTTTGCGAGTCCTTTTCCGTACTTTTGTTCAAATTCCACGATGATACGCGGACGCAACGGGAATGTTGCATCGGTGCCATCGTTTGTTTTTACTTTGATGAATAATCCATCCATTTGTTTTCCCCCTTAGTTGTTTATGCTGATGTTGTTTTTGTAATTGCTCCGCTGATCGGCCATGTAACCGATGCAGTGGCTAATTCACCAACGGTTCCATTTAGCGGAGTCCATTCTGAAATTAGCGCCGAGAATGCGTAATTCGGATTCACTGTGCTTGTTGTTGTATTGACTGGCTTTACTGAAACTGTTACGGCTGTTCCGAGTAATGGGTAGATTGTTTGTTCGACGCTGCTTGTTGCGTAGTCCTGGTGGAACTCGAAACTTACAGAGTTGTCTGCCAATCCAGCCACACGTGTCTTTGCTGTGTTTCCGAACGCGGTTGTCTCGACGATGTCGAATGTTGAGTTCAATGTGACTGACGCGATATGGTCGCTCAGATCAGTTGTGCCGAATACAACATATGCATTTGTTAGAACGATTCTTGCCATTACACGACCGCCTTAGTGATTGCTCCGGTTACTGGCCATGTCACGCTTGCTGTTGCTAATTCACCAACGGTTCCGTTTAGCGGAGTCCATTCTGAAATAACCGCGCTGCATGTATATGACGGATTGAATGCGCTTGTTGTTGAACCGTTTGGCTTTACAATAACTGCCGCAGCTGTTCCGAGTAACGGATAGATTGTTTGTTCAACTTCGCTTGTTGCGTAGTCTTGATGAAATTCTAGTGAGATTGAGTTGTCTGCCAATCCTGCCACGCGAGTCTTAGCTGCTGTGGAAGAGAATGCTGTTGTTTCGACGACGTCGAATGTCGAGTTAAGTGTTACTGAAGCGACCAAATCGCTCAGATCCACTCCACCGACGGATATGAATGCGTTAGTTAGGACTAAGCGTGGCATTATGCGGTCGCTCCTTCTTTGGTTTCTTGTTTGATGGATTGTACTACTTTTGTTTCTGTGTTTGTTGCTGTTGCTTTGATGTGGTTTCCAGCGATCAGAGTTTCTGCGCTGACTCCTGCATCTTGCAATTCTTCATTTGTTAGCGTGTCGCCTTTGGTTTTTCCGCAGACGGTTTTGCTTGAGATGATCGTGTATGACATTGGTTCTCCTTATCCCCAAATTGTTAAGCGGTATCGGTAAGAAAGAAACAGGTTTCCTTGTGATTCATATTGGCCTGATTCGGCTGCTGTGACTCGTAAGGTATTTACTGTTCCGCCAAGCGTTCTATCTCCTTCGATCGCTGTTTTGATTGAGCTGGAGCCGGAACCTGCTAGGTATGCATCGAGCTTGTCCTGGCCTGCTCTTTCGGAGAAGCGTTGAACGATCACATATACATCGACATTTGCCTGATCGAGTCCTCTGGCGTTATCGATATCGAATGTGAGATCTAGTTGTCCTACGACCGCGCATGGCGGTGTTACTGGCTCTGGGATCAGGTCGTATACGCGTAGGCCTGTTATGGTCTGTAATCTGGTTTTAAGGCCATCGCGGACTTGGCTTGGGTTCATTTACTTGGCCAATCCATTGTTCTTCTTAAATGGCCGCAGAAGGGTTTCAACATCTGCGTCGAGCTTGGCGCTCAATCGGACGGTGCCTAAGTCCGGGCTTCCTGCGATCCCAAATGGCGACTGGCGTCTGGTAAATAGCCGAGCTGCCTGGATCAAGGTTGCCATGTTGACTTCGGCTGGCGTCGCTGCCCATCCCCAGATTCCTGTGATGCGTACCGATTGTGGCAAATAATAAGGGAAGACATATCTTCCTATTGCAAGCATCCGGTTTACTGGCCATCCGCGCTGTGGGTTATTTACTGGCTCGAGCATATAGTCGCTGGTTGACCAGACGGTATCCCATGTCTGGTTGAAGTTGTCGTCGGTTGCGACTTCTGTAATTGAATAATTGTCATCCATGTTCATCGTCCACGGATCGAGCGGCGTGTAATAACGAGCTACTGGTGATTGCGTCGTTCCATTTCGGTAAAAGAAGCGCCCGGTGTAGTCGTCGATCATGCGGCTTGTTGCTGTGATCGCTGCTTCTAGGGGTGTGTCGTCTACGCTATCTGTGATCGCAAGCGATGCCTTTAATTCGGCAAGTGTGCAGTAGGCATTAGTTAGGGCCACGCTTTATCCTTCTTTCCGGTTTCGGCAGCATTGCGCGTTCTAGTTTGGGATCGGCGGTTGCTGTTTCCTTTGCCGGCTTCTGCCGGATCTTCTTAATCTTTCCAAATATCATTGTGAATCTCATCCATCCAGAAGCTTTTTTGATGGGGTAGCACAGCTGCTGTGTTGACGTGGATCTTGAATCCGAGCGCCTTTGCCCTTCGGCAGAATAGTAGATCTTCTCCGATCCATTCGCCGGCTACTGGGCCATCCCAAAACCAGCACCAATCTTTGCCCTGGTTTGGATCTGCTACTTCGCGCATCTTCTCTAGAACGCTTCGGTGAACCATCAGGCATCCGGTTCCAGCTGCGTCAATTTCAAAGATTGAATTCTTATCGTATTTGTAGAGTGGCAGGAATCCTTTGTCGGAATCCTGAAAGATTGCAGGTACTGGTTTTGGATAAGGTTTTCCTGCCACTCCAAATCCTGCAAATACTAACCCTGCAACGATGGGGCGTTCTTTGTCATGAGCTGTGTCAATCAATGCGTCAAATGCCGGAACTGTTAACTGTTCATCTGAGTCGATCATAAGAAGCCAGTCAGAATCTGTGTTATCCAGAAATTGTTTGACAACTCGGTTGCGCTGTTTTGATAGAAGTCCTGATCCCTTAATTCTTACAAATGGACCGAGTCTGCTGCTTCTTGCTTGTGCTAACTGAATGAGGCGATATGCAAATGATCCGTTTACGGATCCTGGATCGCATGATCCAATTGTTACTTTGTGTCCTGTTTTCATTTGTTCCCCCGTTTTAGAAGTGCAGAGCGAGTGACTCGGGGGGTGGGCCACTCGCCCTGCACAATTTAGTGCTTGCCTTCAGATTAGAAGGTTGGTGCGCTTAGACCTGTGCCTGAAATGATTGAGGCTGCAAGTGGGTAGCGCTCTGCTGTGTATGCGGCGTAGCCGTAAACGACAGACTTGATTGTTAGGTTTCCTGCGCCTGTTGCATCGAAGCGAAGTGCGAAAGGTGAACCTGGTTGCTCCCAAAGATGAGATTCGTTTGCTGATACGCAATAGATTTCATCCTGGTTTGTTGTTGTTCCGTATGTTGTTCCGATGTTTGCATCGGTGATGATTGGAAGTCCGAGCATCTGGTATCCGGAGTTTCCGTATGTTGGTGCTCCGCCTACGCCTACTGCGTTCATCGCGCCGTTTGCTGCTGGTACAACGAGTGGACGGTTTGTGCTGTCAACTGCTGCAAGCAAGAAGGCTAGACGACGTGGGTGAACTACCCAGTGTGTTGGTGAAACGAATGCGTTTGTCTGAATCTGTGCAATCGCGTCAGCGAGCTTTGGATAAAGCAATCCGACTGTTGGTGCTGTTGATGTGAATGTGATTGCGTTTCCGCCTGATGCACGAAGGCCCTTGATTGTGCCTGCTGTGCCTGCACCGTTGAGGATCTGTGAATCAAGTGTTGTGTGCCATGACTTGATCAAGTCAGCGATTACGAATGTATCGATGCCTGTTCCGCGCTCTAGTGCCTGACGTGATACATCTTGCTGTCCGGCAATCGTACGAACATTTACTGTAAGTAGTGTGTCGTCGATGTCTGTCTCTGAGACTGCATCGTTCTGTGTAACCTGTACGGCCGTTGAACTTCCAGTCGTCATGCGAGAAATGTTCAGCGTCATTCCACTTGGTGGAAGTGCCATCTTGTTTGTTGCGAAGTCTGCGAATGGGCGACCTGCGCGTGCTAGTGGAGCTGCTAATTCGACTAGGTATTGTGGAATTACAAGACCGTCGAACTGTGGTGTTCCAACATCGCGGCGCTCGATTGACTCTTCACGCATATGGCGTGCAAGGCGCTCGTTTGCTGCATAGTCATTTGAGAACTGTGCATTGAATGCATCCTTCACGAATGATGATGTTGAGTTTGCTGAGTATGTACGCTCTTCGCGTGTGACTGTTGTTCCGCCTACTTTTGGCATCGCTACATCGGCTACTGCTGAGCGGATTTCATTTGCTTTCGCATCTGCATCTGCCTGTGCCTTCATTTTTTCAATCTTTGAATCGAGTGTGCGTGATTCTTCAACAAGGGTATCGACCTTTGTTGTTTCATCTGCTGTTAGGTCGGTGCGATCTTCTGAAGCTACTGCTTCTAGAACTGCATCCATTTCTGCCTTAACTGCATCACGGCGCTCGATCAACTTGTCAAGAAAAGACTTTGACATTTATTTGATCTCCTTATGAGTTGGTTTGTGCAAGGTGGTGGCGGTAATTCTCACGGCGCTTTCCGGGTGTGAGTCTCGCTCCGACTTTGTCTCTGCTGGCTTATCCAGCAGAATTCTATTTTGTATTACTTACGATTGCTTTCGCAAGTCGAAGAGAAATCTTGCGACCTTCTTCTTCGGTTGCTTCAGGTAGTGGTTCAATATAACGAAGTTCAGACATTTTGTGACCGACTAAGGTTTCTGTCGCTCGGTATCCATCACGAAATTCTTCATATACTCGAATCAAAACCGCAGGATCGCCCTCTTCAGCTGTGATGCTGAATTCTGTTCCTGGAATACCAAGAACGCCTTCTTCCATAATGTGTTCAATGCGGCCTTTTGCAGTTCCACCACTTGAATCCCATTCGACAAAGTCGCCAACGCTTTCACGTGATTGTTCTTCAATTTCTTCTTCTGAGCCTGTAAGCATTGCCATCATTTCAACGGCACGCATAATATATTCATGACCTTCGCTAAGATCATCGAAAATTGTTTTTAGGATGATCAAAGATTCGCCGGTAACTTCACGGCCTTCCTTGATTGCATCTATTGCACTTCTTAACGCTTCGCGTGCTTCAACGCTTGTTGTTGGATAGGCCGGATATGTGACGACTGAAACGTCGCCATCTGAAAGGCTGAGCTCTGTCAAAACTCGGCGGCTGCGATCCTCGCTCCATTTTTGACGAATGACTCTGAATGCAAAGCTCATCTGGTCAACATCGCCGCGCTCGACCAGGGTGTAAAGATCGCGAGCTGCTTGCGTGTCTGGAAGATCTGCGTCCATATAGAGGCCGGTTTCATCTTCGTTAAGTCGAAGCGTTCCGTTCTTTGTTCTTGCCAAAGGTAGGCCTTCGTGGTTGATCAAGAGGCGCACATCTGGTGTCTCTGTCAGGGTCTTTCTAAATGCACCCGGTGCGATTCTCTCAAGGAATGGAAGCGGCACGCTATCTTCGTTGAATACGGCTGCGTATCCAGAGAGGCGCATCGTTCCATCTTCTGCCTGGCGTGCTTCTACGTTCTTGATCGTGAAGGTGCGGCGTTCGATTTTTTTCATTTTGCTCCTTGAATCTTCTTCTGCATCGAGTGCGTCTATTTTTCTCTGCGCCCAGTTTTGTGCTCGGTCGCTGAAGTCTGCGTCTCCGCCCCATAAGAGCCAGGCGACTAATCCTGCGCCTGGATATTGTGGATCGGATGGGTTGCTGTTCTTTGGTGCCTGGCCGTCGACTTTGTGTCTGGCAAACCAGGGCGCCATTTTTCTTACTTTGTTTTCGCTTATTCTTCCTGCTGCCATCTCGCGTGCTTCACGCTTTGTTGCATCTGTGAGGCCGTCTCCGCCATAGCCTTCTTGCAGATATTTCAATCCGCGTTCTGCGTTCTGTCGGATAAATGCTGGCGCACTCAGATCTACTGCCCTGCTGCTTACTTCTCCGCCTGGTTCCATATCTTCTGCAATTGATATAGCAACCATTTGGTCGATTGCGTCTTGCTTTGTATCGTGGCATGAAAGAGTCGTGTATGAACCGTCGGCTTCTTCTTTGACGGTTGCCCATCCTGCGCAGTCACTCTGCTTATCGCTTATCAAATATGGCATTTTTGTCCTAGATCAGTAGAAGAAGTTCTGCGTCGTCGTTAAGCACAGAGAAATCTATTCTTGATGTTGCTTGTATTTTCATCGCGCCTAGTCGTGTCTTTGCCTTTGCCTTTATTTTTTTTGCTTGCTTTATCTCTATGTTTGGCGTGATTATGTTTGGCTGTACATAGTTTGGAAGTCCAACCGAACCAGCGGTTTGAGATCCTGGCTGTGGAATGCTTGCCTGTGCTACCAATGCTCCAAGCGGTGCGTTAGCTGCGACGATGTTGTCAATCTCTGCCGTTGCTGTTGCTGTTGCTGATCCTAACGAAGCGCTCGCTGTTGCGAACGTGATCGGTCCTAATACGTCGAAATTAAGTTGAGAAGTATCGAGAACAAATTGAGCCATGTTAGCTCGCGAGCGTTAGGGATACTGTCAATGATCCGCTTGGAATTGTAAAAGTATCGCCTGCTGTATAAGCGTTGCCTGTTATTGCTCCGCTAAATAAGAAGTTTCCTGTCGTTGCGTTATCCCATGCTGAGAAGAATGTTGCATCTTCTGAACCTGCGATGTTTGTCCAGGAAGTGTCAGCGTCGGATGTAAGTCCGCCGCCTGTTGCTGCGCTGAATGAAACTGCTTGACGTGTCGTCTCTGTTGCCGGGTTGCCTGTGCCGTTTGCTCCTGGGTCGCCTATGTGAAGTTTCACATACACATTGGCTGCTGAATAAGCACTGGCGTTGCCGACGGCGTCTAGAAATTTGTTTGCAAGGTAAGCGCTTAGACCTGTTGCCATTATTCTTCCCCTTCAACAAATTCTTCAATGACTTCAACAATCAAGTTGTTTTCATCTCGGATAATCTTCTTGCGAACTCGTTTACGCTCAATTGTGTTTGTCACATTTACTGTCGGTGCGTCAACTGTCACATTTGGCGCTTCAACATTGACTTGTGGTGAATCAAGCATAACCATTGCCGGTTCAATTGTTACATTCGGAGCTGCAACATTGACGGTTGGTTCCGGAACCTGTAGAACCATGTGCGGTTGCTCGCTTCGTGCTTCTCTTGAATTGACTTCGTAGACGCTTTGTGGGTCTGCTGGATCAATTGCTGAAATCTGCTGCAGCTGCGTAGATGGTAGGCCTGTGTGCGCCATCTCTGGTAATCCGACCGCTTCTGTTACGGCCTTTGGATCAAATCCAACCTGGATCAGTGATGATGCGATCTCTGCTCGTAGTTTGAGTCCTACATCGCGTGCGTCTGCTGCGTCGATGTTTTGTAGTGGCACTCGGTACTGATCTCCGGCTTCGCCAAGCGGTGCCAAATCTTCAACGGATCGCACGTCGTTAAGTGATAGGAAACCTTCACGGAGGCCCTTTGTGTAAGCGTCGAAGCGCTCCAGGGTGGTTCCTCGTAGAAGTGCGTCAAGGTTGAACTTGATGAATCCTTCTGGCTCTGGCAGCAATCCTGAAAGTGCTTGCTCTAAGCGTTCCAATAATGGGCGCAGGCTGTGCTGAACAAATGAAAGGTTTTGCGCTTCAACGCTGGCGAATGACATCGATCCTGCGACCGGGTGTCCTAATAAACTGATCGGAACTCGGAACAATCGGGCAATATCTTCGACATTGAATCTTCTGGCTTCTAGCAGCTGTGCATCTTGTGCGTTAAGTGTCAGCGGTCTGAATGTTGCGCCGCCTGAAAGGATGCCGATCTTGCCGGCTCTGTATGGGCCTGTGTGTGTGATGTTCCAATCGCGGCCGATGTCGCTTGCCTGCTCTT